TCCAGAAATCGCTTGATCAAAGAACTTTTGCATAACTGCAACAATATTAATATAACCACGATTGCTAGGCATATCCCAAAGAAGCGTATAATTGTTCTTAAGTGTTTGATACTGAGGAACAATTTGCTTAAGTGGACCTTTTTTAGATTTTTTAACGGACAAATATCCCCTAGGTGGTTCAATTCCATTTGTGGCATTTGACACAACGGAACTGCTCTCCGATGGCATCTGTGCGGACAGTGTTGAGTTCCGTACTCCATATTGCTTGACCTGTTCTCTAAGACCTTCCCAATCATACTTAAGTTCGTTAGGTACAATTTCGTCTACATCTCTTTTGTAAGTATCTATAGGAAGAATACCTTGCCCATACTTGGTTCTGTGTGAATATTCACATGCACCTTTTTCTTTAGCAAGATTGACAGTTGCCCGAATCAGATAATACTGGAATGCCTCAGTCAGATCGTGAACCAGTTTCCAGGCACCAGGATCATCATAGTGTTCACCATGTTTGGCAAGATAGTGAGCAAGACCAATATAACCTACACCAAGTGAACGACGTGCTCTGGTGGCAAGTTCTGCTGCTTTAACGGGATATCCTTGGAAATCAATGAGTTCATCAAGACTCCTAACAGCAAGATCGCAAAGAACTTGAAAATCTTCAAGATCCCTGATTTTACCAACGTTGATAGCAGAAAGAATACAAAGAGCAATTTCACCATTAGGATCATCAATATGCTGAATAGGTTTTGTAGGTAAAGTAATTTCTTGACAAAGATTACTCATTTCAACTTTATCAACAAAAGATGAATGAGAATTGCAATGGTCAATATTCATGATGTAAATGCGACCAGTCTCAGCACGTTCTTTTAAGAGGTCCAAAAAGAGTTCTTGAGCGCCAATAGTTTTTCTTGGAACAGATGCATCTCGTTCATAACCCACATAAAGGTCGTCAAATCTATCAGTGCCAAAAGCATCATACAAACCAGGAACGTCGTGTGGAGAGAAGAGTGTAATTTCTCCGTTTTGGATGAATCGTTCATAGAAGATTTTGCTGATTTGGATACTATAGTCTAACTTACGAACACGATTATCTTCAGTTCCTTTGTTATTTTTTAATACAAGAATATCTTCTATTTCTTGGTGCCAGATTGGAAAGTGGACCGTTGCGCTTCCACCTCTGATGCCATTCTGTGTACAGCATCTGACAGTTGCTTCAAACTTCTTGAGGAATGGGACAACCCCAGTATGAGCAACTTCTCCGCCTCGGATTTTGCTGTTGATACCACGGATTCTGCCTGCGTTGATACCGATGCCCGCCCTTTGAGCAACATAGCGCATAATAGCCAAATCGCTACTACCGATGCTATCGAGGGTGTCATCAATATCAACAAGAACACAACTAGCGTATTGTCTAAGTGGCGTTCTAACTCCTGCCATGATGGGAGTTGGAATGTTGATTTTGTGCTTGGAGATTGCATCATAATACCTCCGAACGTAATCTAAACGTGTTTCTTTAGGATACTTAGAGAAAATAGTCGCCGCAATCAAAAGATACATAAACTGTGGCGTTTCGTAAAGTTCCCCAGTACTTCTGTCTTGTACAAGGTATTTATCAACTACCTGCCGAAGACCAGCATAGGTAAACAAATAATCACGACCATGATCAATAAATGACTGAAGTTTTTCAAACTCTTCGTCGTTGTACAGAGAAAGAATCTCTGCATCATAAATTCCTAGTTCAACACATTTTTGGGTATGCTGAAGAACAGTAGGACATTCGTACATTCCACCAAATAACTGTTTGCGAACAGCAAATAGAAGCAAACGAGCAGCAACAAACTGATAATTAGGATGCTCCAAATCAATCAAATCAGAAGCAGAGCGAATCAAAATTTCTTGAATTTCTGCGGTTGTAATGCCATCATAAAATTGAATACCAGATTGCATTTCAACTTGTGATGCGGAAACACCAGCAAGATCTCTACATGCTTCCTCAACCATAATATGAAGTTTATTCAGATCTAAATTCTCAGTACTTCCAGATCTTTTTATTACTTTAGTCCCGTTACTCATACTTTTTTCCATTCGTTGAATTTGATTTTTGCTTCTAGTGCTCTATATGTATTTGATTTTAACACATCCATAACTGAAAGTCCAGCAAGCACCATATCATTAATGTCTTTTTCAGCAATTGACTTTGGCCAAATTACTACTTTCTCACCCCTATCGATGAGTTTTGAAATCCTATTACAGATTTCTTTGTTCCTAGGTTCATTATCAAGAACGTACACAATATTGTTGCCCAAATTAAGACTATCCAGTAAAATATCCGATCCACACATTGCGATGGCATTTTGAACAAATGTTGAATCAAAGGGACCTTCAGTAACATAGATTGTTTCATCTGTGTTTACTCTTTCTAATCCATAAACTTTGGGAATACTTTCATCTAAAATCACCGTAATATATTTAACACTACTGGGACCTAGTGATCTTCCTTGAAATCCAAAGATTTCACCTTCTCTAGTGTGTAGTGGTATTACTATACGACTCTCATCTCTTACGATCCTACTAAATGTGGGTTTTTGAGTGTTAGTCCATTCTTGAAATTTGTTAGCAAAATAAAACTTTTCTGGATTTAGAAGTCTTTTTTCAAGATACTTTTTTGCAACTTCATTCTCTGATGCTTTTGGCAAATCTAATTTTTTTTTAAATGATGGTTTTGTAAACTCAAACTTAGGTTCCTCAACCACAAAGTTTCTACCAGTGTGCCCCTCTTTGAACTTCTCAAGCGTATACTGCTTATGAAGAACTGGGTCTATCTCTTTAAGAAAATTATTAAACGATAAACTAGCACCACAATTATGACACTTAAAGTTTGTATTATTCTTTACTGGATAGATATATCCTCTTGTTTTGTTCTTGTTCTTCTGTGAGTCCCCACAGATAGGGCAACGGAAGTTGTAGAGATCCGCTTTAACCCTTTTAAATTTTTGAAGACGCGAAGATACAAGTCCAATATACTTGGAATCAATCAAATCCATTATGAAGGTGCTTTATTTTCCTTGCTCTATTGTAACCTGAGAAGATGGTCGTGTCAAGAGGGAACTTACTGTTGGAATGATTCCTATCAAAAATGCAACTATTGCAATTGCTCCAACCGCTTTCCATTTAAACTGAGATATTGACTCCACCTTTTCTTCTACTTTTTCAATTCTTTCACTCAACTCTTTACTGATTGCATCATGTTGTTCTTTTGAAGATTTTTTAATATCTTCAATCATATTGACAATAATATTATCTGTTCTATTACATTGCTCAATCTTTTCATTATGAATAGCAAGCATTTGACTGATATTTTGACTTGTTTCTCCAATTTTTTGAATTGCCGTATCAATTCTTTGCATCATCTGCTCATAAACATTAATGCGCTCTTCAAGTAATGCTATTTTTGTTTCTGTAGATGATGGTGGAAACATTTTATTTCTCCTTTAGGTATTTTAACCATGGGGAACGTGATTTATATCCACCTGTTGCATATTTATTTCTACGATGTATTTTTCCAACTTTTGGAGTAATACCAGCACTTGGACCTTCTGCTGGTGATTTTTCACTATATCCAGCAATAGGTCCAGAACTTCCTGTTGTCATCCCACCAACAACAGCATCTTCTTTTAACTTATGAATAATTTCTATAATTTTATCTATATTCATTAGATAGAACTTAAAACAGAACTACAATATTCGTCCTCACATATTTCATTAAGTTTAGTTTTTGGATACTCTGGAATCCTATTTAAAAATAATAAAAAACTTTTTAAAGATGGCCAAAGATCTTTTTCTAAATTATAGAATAAAAGAGGAATAGCAGCATCATTAAAAACATTAAAAAGAACTATTAAATGATTTAATAAAAGATGTGATTTTAAAACTCCATCTTTTTTATACTTTCTCAGTAATTTTTTGATATATCTAATTCTCTTCAAATCCTCATCAAAATCTTCTTTAGTAACTGCTTGCGGATTATCGTAGAATTTTATAGCAAAAATTAAATAATTACTTTCATTCAACTCATCAAATCTCATATTAAATTATCATGCGTAAGTTAATGATGCAGAGTTAGAAATTACTTCTTCAGTTCCGCCAAGCGAATTAATTTTCACGCGGAATTTATAACCATTATAGGTTGCCTTAGCAGCAGCAGTAAGTGTAAGTGTTGCTCCAGTTGCACCAGAAAATGGTGAAGAATTTGCAAGATCTGTCCACTTAACCGATTGTAAGGCAGTTTGATATTGCCACTGATAAGTAAGAGTTCCAGGAGTACCAGATGTTGAAGTACTAATTGTAAAGGTTCCAGTATAAGGATCAGATGCTCCAGTAACTGCCGTTGGTTGGGCAGTAATAGTTACTGCAGATGCAACATCAGCAACTTTAGCATCATCAGTCCAATCACCAGCATTTGCTGAGGTTTCTTTAACGTGTGCAATTTTTTCTGCCTTATTGCGAGTATTTCCTTCAGAATCTACAAAAGTTTTATAAACCCACCATCCAGGACCATCAATACCACGAGAACGATTTTCGTTTAAACTTGCTTCAGTATTATCTACAAAATATAAAGTTCCCGTATTAGAATCTCCACCTTCAATTACATATCTTGCTACAGCCTTAGGTGCAGTTCTGCGAATTACACTTGCTGCAGAAACTGTTCCAGTTGAACCTGCATAAACCTTATGCAGATCTAAATGAGTAGCATCAGTAATTTTTCTTACAAAATATGATACACCAGAAATAACTAAAATATCTCCCTGATTAATGTAATTATTGGTCGCACTATCAAGAAAGCTACCACTTGCAAGTGTGATTGTTGCATTACCGTTGACAACAGCAATATTATTTGCTAATGCTTTTGCATCTATTTTACCAAAAACTGACATTTTGGATACCCACAAAAATTCTTTTTCTATTGATATTTATAAAAAAAGGAGACCTTTATTTTGGTCTCCTTTATAATTTAATATTAAAATATCAGGGAGTTAAATCTTTAGCACCTTCTTTTTTCAAAGCTGATTGTGCTTGAAGAAGAATAAGTGAAAGAATACCGTTTGCTTTTACTTTTGGATTTGCGCCAAGTGCTTCGGAGATTGCAAATGCGATAGTTGCAATCAAACCTTTATTAGCGACTAAAAATGCGATTACTGCTGTCATAATAACCTCGTGTAAAGAGTATCCTTTCCTATTTATTACATTAAAGCATCTTTACCATGTTTAGCAATAATCGATTGTCTTACAAGATCTACTACCTCTTTATTGTTTTTTGCAGTCGTTTTGCGATCATATGGTTTTGATGATCCAGTAGTCATGCGAGAAGAACCTCTTCCAGCACCAACTCCACCTCGCATAAGTCTTTCATCATTTACTCTATCTTCTGGCCCCTCATTAACAACTTCACCTTTTGGTTCATGTGACATATTTAAACCCATCGATCTTAACTCATTTTTAGCAAGATTGGAATTTATTTTAATTTCTTCTGGTGATACTTTACCACCTTTACTTTTTTTAATTTTTGGTTTTTCGTCACATCCACAATCTGCATCTTCCTTCATAGCACCACTTGCTGTTCTATGACTTTTATATCCTTTATTTTTCATATACCAAGCAAGAGCATAGATGTTCTTTTTCTTTCCTTTTGGAGTTTTTCCTTTAGAAAGTTCTGGATGGTTTTTCATCGCTTTAATAGTGTTTTCAAATCCAGGAGGTGCCACTTCTTCAATCGATTCTCCTTCTGGATCATAAGATTGAGTCAAAGGAATTCCTTTATTCAGCTGATTTATTTTATCTGTTTCAATTTTTTTCTGAAGCATTATTTTCTGCTTCTTTTTTGCTTCTAATGCAGGATCTTGATTTGGTTTTTGTTGAGTGGGAGTTTGTTGTTGATTTGGATTAGCAACAACTGTAGTTTGCTCCATGGTTGGTTTCAAATTAATATATTTTGAGTTATTAACTCCTTCACCCGTAATTGTACTATCTTTTGTTTTTGTCTTTTTTGTTTTTTTTGCTTCACCAATAAATTCTTCTTTTTGAGTTCCTCTAGATAAAATTGCATTACCGACAGCAGCACGACGCGTTAAAAGATACTTATCAGATTTATCATTCTTAATATCGTTATTATTTACATCTGCATCTTCTTTTCCAACTGGATCCAAACCTTGTCCAGATTTTACTTTAGATGTTTTTCGTCCTTGTTTATCATCAGTTTCTTTTGGATGATAACCAGTCATTTCAACTCTTCTAATATTTGGATTTGAACGAAGTTCTGCAATTTTTGCACGGGTTGCTTGACGACGATAAGTATTACCAGTCTTTTTATCAGTAACAACTATCCAATATTTCTTTTCGTCAGATTCTACAATATCCTCAACTTCTTCAACACTAACACCCTCAACAAAAACTTTAAGAAGAGCATTTACTGCAGATTGTTTTGCAAGATCACCAATTCCATACTCTTCTTTTACACCAACAGAAAGTTTTTTTCTGGCAAGTGCTTTGACGGGACCTGGTGCTGGTGAAGAAGCAAGTTTCCTCAAATATGCCTGTGCAACTTGAGCTGGGTTCATATTAGTATGAGGACCCATTTCTTTTTTGACTTTAAGTTTAACATCAGAAGCTAATTGGGATGCCTGCTTTTCAACATCAGTATTTCCAGCAGCATGTCCACGATGAGGACCACCTATATTTAAAGCCATGGAATTTTTTAATTTACTTTTTTCTATACTTATTTATGAATTCCTTACCGTAAGTAATTAAATCTTGATTATAATCAAGTGCTCCTGGTGTTTTATCAATTACATTTTTAAGATAACCTTCAGTTCCAATTAAAGTATTGGGGTGTTTAGAATCTCTCATTTTTCTAGACATATGCTTTTCACTATATGTTTCAACAACATCTTTTATCCAAGATTTGAACATAATACCATCTTCAGTTACACATATTAAATGATTAGTTCCTCTACGAATTATTTTACCAGACATTCCGTTAATTAAACTTTCAACAATATCACCTTCTTTAAATATTTCCCCACTAATATATTTTTCTCTTAATTCTTGCTCACCAATTACTGAAGAATTTTGAGGAGTTGATTTTGATAAATTTTTTTCTTTAGGAGTTTGTCTAGGATCTTGTTGCCCTAATCTTTGTCTCTTATTATAAAACTGTAATCTACCACCTACAGTTTTTGCTTCAAATTCTCCAGTCTTATTATTATGCCATCCACCATGCTCATCCCCAACAAGTCCCAATCTTTTTGCTTGAAAAGTTGCTAGAGATTCAATAAATTGAGAAAAATTTTTCATTACTTATGTGTACAGATTTTAGATGTTATTTCTTTTTTGTTTATTATTATGTATTCTAAAACACTTAATCTTATCTTTTTATATTTATCCTTCATATTTTTTCGCTTAGAATAATTTATTTTATCTTCAAATGTTTTATAAACATATGCAAGAAAATCTTTATATTTGGAAGTTCTTGTTTTTGAATCGCTTTCAAATGAATTAATAATATCTACAATTATTGAATTCATAATTAAAACTTTTATTTTTATTTAGTGCCCGTGAGAAGATTTGAACTTCCACTGTATGGATTCTAAGTCCACTCTCTCTACCGTTGGAGTACACGGGCAAAATGGAGAATAGGAGAATCGAACTCCTAATAAGTGCTTGCAAAGCACCCGTTATACCGTTTAACTAATTCCCCAATAAAACCCCGAAGGGTTACTTATTTATTTTCCCCAAATTTGAATAGTGCATCTATATTCTTTAGCATGTGGAGAAATTGGAGTAACAAAATGAATTTCTTTATTGTCATTCACAACCATCATATTTTCTTGCGGATTTAAACACCTATAAAAATCATCAGGAGATCCTTCATCCTTCCAAATAAACAATCCACCATCAATAATAGAATTGGAATTTAAATATAAAGTAGCTCCAAATTTATATTCATTATCATAATGTGGAGATATTCCAGAATAAGAATCCCAAATATAATATTGATAAATTAATTCATTATAATCGCAATTAACAAATGCAATTGATAATTCCGAAGTTAATAAATTTTCAATTTTAGTATCATTTATTCCTGAAAATAAACAAGTTCCATCAATATTTTCTAATAAATTATGATCCCAATTTAAACAATTAGATGCCCAGATTGGTTGATTTTGTTTTTTTAATAAATCTTCTTTACAAAGATTCAAAAGTTCTTCGGTCAAAACTTCAGTATAAATTTTCATTTTTATTCAATTATTTTTTCTATTTCAATATCCAAATTATTAATTACCGAACGAATATCAATAATGCGAGGAGGAATAGAACTCTCATTATATGTGTATCCTTTTTGATGTTCAAAAAGAATTTGGCGAACTGCTGCAGCAGAACGAATATCCATTTTAATTGTTACCGATTTTGCCATCAGATGTCTCCTTCTTCACGATTTTCACTATAATAAACATCAAAGAAACCGTCAGGATAACGCTTCATCAGTTTATCAATATTCGTTTGAATGACTTCATCAAAGGAAACTTCCAGAGCAATACATGCTTGGGCAACATACCACATCGTATCACCAAGTTCCTTAATCAAATGAGTACGAGTTTCTTCATTCCAAGACTTACCTTGGAAGACCATTTTCTTTACAATTTCTAAAAACTCTCCTGCTTCTGCATTCATCCCAACGGAAGCAGTTAAAAGGCGTTCAATATTTGCACCTTTCTCATCCAACTGAACCATACGATCAGATAGAGCAAGAAAATCTTTAGATGCATCAGATGTAACAGCATCTACAAAGTTTTGGTATTTGTCAAAATCAATTTTTTGTGTCATGAAAATTTAAATCCCTCAAATGATTTTTTTGGTTTCTTTTCTTCGTAATTATACTCCTCTTCTTGTCCGCTGTCAACTATGTCCTTTTGTGCCGATTGTTCAACATCATAAAGTCTCATTTTGGCACGGTCAATACCAATAGCAAAACGTTTGAAGATTGTTGGATCATTATATCTATTTTTTAATTGTTTAACCATGATTTGACCTAATGCTTCCAACTCTTCTGTGCTAATAAGGGCAAACATAAGATCAGCAGTAGCAGGGAGACCAAAGGACTCACTAGTATCAGTAAGTTCAACATCAGAGTTCCCATAACCACTACGAGTAGTCTGAGTAGCGGAAACGATAGGGACATTAAACTCAACTGCAAGACCTCTAAGTTCTTCAGCAATTGCTTTAATATAGGTATAAGAATTAACCGAAGTATTTGCTTTATGCCTACTGGAAGCACAAATATTAAGGTAATCAATAAAAATAATATCAGGTCGGAATGATTTTTTAAGAGCAAGTTCATTCAAAAGCGCCTTAAAATGTCCCGAGTGTGCTGAAGCAGTAGGATACTCTTTGATCACAAGAGAACCTTGTGTTTTTTTAGCAATACTATTTACTTTAGTTTCAAACATTTGGCGAGGTAGATCAACCAATTGTTGGATAGGAACATTCAGGAGGTTAGCGTCAATCCTTTCTGCAATGCGCTCCTCTGCCATTTCAAGCGTAATGTACAGTACGTTCCGTCCCTGGAGCAAGACGGAGCTAGCAACATGGCACATGAATAAAGACTTCCCGACACCCGTACCAGCAAGTGCGATATTGAGAGTTTTGTTAGGGAGACCACCCTTTGTGATTTTGTTGAAATATTCGAGATCAAATTCAATTTTGTCTTCTTTTCTGTGATAAAACTCATATCGTTCTTCGTAGTTTTGTAAATAATCATGCCCAATATTATTATCAAAAGATACTGCTAGAGCATCGGAAAGAATAGAAGGAATTGCATCCCGATTTTTCTTTCCATCATTACCATCAGCAATATGAATAGATTCCATCAAAGCAAGATAAATTGCTCGATCTCGACACCACTTTTCAGTAGTATCTAATATCCATTGCTTCTCAACAACGCCATCATGAAAAATAGAAACAAGTTCACGAACCTCTTTAATTTCAGATTCTGTTAAATCATTTCTATTTTCTACTTCAATACTAAGTGCTTCAATTGTAATTGCCGATCCATATTTGACGATGAACTTAACAATTTCTTCAAATAAAACTTTTTCAGATCTTTGTTCAAAATATTCGGGTTGTATAAATGGTATAACTTTTCTAGAATAATCTTCATTAAATACTAGGTTTCTGAGAATTGTAGTCTCAATTCGTTCCATAAGAGAATTGTTGTTTCGCGGCAGCATCAAGTTGCTGCATTACTTCTTCGGTAAAATATTTTTCAGGATTTTTTAAAATTTCTTTTGCATAAAGTTTTTTTCCATCAATTTCATAACGTCCTGCAACATTTTTCCATAATCCCCCAATTTCTCCTAGTTCAAGCAAACCATAATACTTATCAAGTCCACGTTCATCATAATAAAGACGAATTTCAACGTCCTGATTTTCTTTGCTTAAACGCGACTTAGCAGTCTTTGCCTTGATAATATTTCCGATGACTTCCGTTCCATCCTTCTCCTTTTTCTTTGAGAGATGAATGATGGTAGAAGCAGCATACTTAAGACCACTACCACCTCCCATCTCTTTAGTAGGAACATAAGCACCGATAACATCGTAGGTATGATTGGTTACAATCATTGGAATGTTTGCTTGACCAAGTTTTAGAGTGAGCATTCTGAACGCACCCTTGATAAGTTGGGATTTGGTCATATCCCTAGTTTCTTTATCATTTAGAGCATCATTAATTTCTTTACTGGTTGAAAGCATTCCCAAAGAGTCTAACACAAACATACAAGGATTGCGTTCTCCTTCAGGTTTCTTCATGTATAAATCAACTGCTTTTAGTGCTTTACCACGAAACTCTTCAACTGTAACAACATTAACCACAACCAATCTAGTTGTGTCAATACCTCTGCTCTCCAATAAGGATCGTGTGATTGCAGCTTCAGTATCGAAATACAAGCAATATCCAGTAGGATTATTATCAAGAAAATTCTTAACCACAGCCAAACTAAAGAAAGTTTTTCCTGTAGAACTTTCACCTGCGATTGCAGTAATCTTGTTACCAGATACACCACCAAAGATACTACCACTAACAAGAGCATTAAATATGTACGAACCTGTGTCAACATAAGTTTCAGTTTCGTCAATATCTGATGCCAGTTGTGTGTATTCTCCACCAATTTCTTTTACAATGTCTTTAAGAAAATCCATAATTATTTACCATTTTGATATTTGTAATTGAACCAATATGACCAAAGTTTATTATATAATTGTTTGTTTGATTTAACTTTTTCAAGTATATAATTAAATTCTGGTTCAGTAATAGGCAAATCCATTAAGAAAAAAATAATTCAAGGTTGACAGTTTTTTCAACATTCCATCCAATTGCATCAAGAATTGACTTAAGTGGATCTATAAAACTCTTTTCAAATTGTAGTTCATAGTCGATATATTTGTCAAGACCAAGTTCTTTTGGGAAATCCTGTATAAAAGAAATTACATTTTCTTGAATAATATTCGGTTTTTTCAAAAAAATAAACTTGACCTTTTCACCATTACCAATTAATGAATACTTATTGGTAAGATTTTTATTTTTAATATAATGATTAAAAAGAAGTGCTCCACGAATGTGAATAGGAGTTTTTGGTGCATAAATGTTCGAAGAGGAATAATACTTGCGGACATCAGATGCTGTGCGAGGAAATGCAATCTGTTCTGGTGGAAGTTTTTTAAACTCACAACGGCACTTATCAATAAACTCAATCACTTGTTCTTCAGTTCCACTCATCATTAATTTTAACCCATCCTTAATCATCTGACGGCAAGGTGCAGGAGTCGAAGATTTAACTGCCTCAATACCCATCATCTTCAGTTTGGGTTGATCATAACGAACACCCTCACTATCCCAAACATTCAGGATATAACGCTTCTTGGCAGTCCAGATTCCACGGTCGGCAATATTTTCACGCTTCATCTGCATCTTCTGGTCATAGGCATTCACATAGTCCGCCAGTTCTTGGTAGCAACCTTCAATATGTTTTTCAAGTTCCACCTTAGCGACCTTATCAAGGAACGAAACAACGCTTTCAGTAGTTTTCTCTCTTCCCTTGTATATAGTTTCCACCAAAGGACCCATATTAAGATAAATGGAATCAGTATCAGAAGCAATAACATAATCAACATCCTGTGTCTTAAGAACTTTGTTTAGGTACTTGTTAATCTTATCTTCAACCCAACGAATTGAAACTTGCCCAGAAAGAGTAATTGCCTCAGCATTTGCTAATTTAAAATAACGGAAGTACTGATTGCCAATAGCACCATAAGCACTATTAAGTTGAATCTTCCTTGCCATTTGGATGTTGTTACACCTTGCAATCTCCTTTTCCAGTTCTTTAGTTTTCTTCTTCTCATATTGTTGCTTTGCCTCAATCATTTTCTTCTTATAGATGGTTCGATCTTTATAAATCTTTTCCATCAGTTCTGGAAGAAATCCACGAACATCTTTACGATACATCGCACCATTTGCACAAACAGCATATTCTTTATAAGGTTCAAAATCAATCTCTTGATTCAAAATCTTATCCACAGTTACTGAAGGATGCCTTTGTTCCACCAAAGTTTCAGGGCTTATGTTGTATTGCATAATTAGGTGAGGATATAGAGAGTTAAGGTCAAAGTTAACCACCCAATCATACACACCAGGAATGGGTTCTTTTACATAAGCACCAGCATACTTGGAATCTTTATCTGAACGTTCTTTAGGAGGAATTACAATATTTCTTTTTTTAAGATAGTTGTAAATAATTGTATCCCACATCCGAACTTGAGAAAATACATCCTCATAGTTTGCTTTGGCATCATATGCCATAGTAATAGCAAGTTCAATTAGTTTCATTTTGTCTTCCAAACGGTCAACAAGTTCCACGTCCTTGATGTTGTATTCTACAAATTTCTGCCAACCTTTGGTATAAAAATCTTTAAAAGTATCAAACTCAGAGTGATCCAACTTTTGTTGAGATAATTCCACACTTACAATATGATCCAAACGATAAGATTCTTGTGCTTTATATGTAAATTTTTTATAAAGATCGAGATAATCTAACTGCGAAATTCCTCCAATATCATAACAAAGATGTTTACGTCCAGAGATATAGGTTTCATCTTCAGTTACAAGTCCCCAAGGCGATAAACGTTTCATCAATTTTTCACCAAGAACACGATCTATACGACGAACCAAATATGGAATATCATACAACTTACTATTCCACCCAGTTACAACTTCTGGTGTATTGGATTCAATCATCCACCAATTAATAAAATCATTTAAAAGATCATATTCATTAGAAAATGATCGATACTCAACATTTTTTTGTTTATTTTGGAAAGAACCTTTTCCCCAAGTACGAATTTGTTTTGAAGAATAATCTTGAACAGTAATCAAAAGAACTTCTTCGGCAGCAGATTCTACATCAGGGAATCCATTTTCAGATGCAACCTCAATATCAATTGTAGTTACTTTAATCTTGCTGATATCAAACTTAAGTTCCTCTTCGGGATAAATGTCTGAAATGTACTGATAAATGTATTGAGTATTTCCAAAGATTTTAAAGTTTTGTACATTCTCATACTTTTTAACAAATTCTCTACAATCACGAACAGATCCAGGTTGAACTGATTCTACATATTCTCCATTTAAAGTTTGATATTTAGTTTTTTTATTGGCAGGGACAAAAAGAGTCGGGTTAAACTTCTCACGAGTCATAAAATGTTTTCCATTTTCATAACCACGAACTAAGAAGTTATCCCCGACCATCTGGACGTTTGTGTAAAATCGCATTATGCAATAATGTCAATGTATTTTTTAATAATATCTGAATTTGGATCAATAATTGTAAGAATACTGTCAGAATTAACTAATATTTCATCTTGTTTTGTATAGTCAGATAACCATCTATCCAAATATAAATTATCTAATTCTTTTTTTATTTCACAAGGTTTAATTAATTTACAATTTGGATCACCAAGTTCAGATTCAACTTCTTCAATTTGGGATACAACTACTGTCCCATTTTTAAAAACAATAGACTTAATTGTTGCTTCCATCAGTACTTTCCTGTTCAATTAAATTTTCATCGGTTTGTTCTACATCACCATTTGGATTGTACATTTTTTCTAGAGATTCAATAGGATCAACAATAGTTACAACCCAATCAAAAGGAACTACCATTTGATTGCTTTTGGATAAAAGAATCCATTTAGTTAACGAAACATTAACAACACTAGATTCTTTTTGTTCTTCAGGAACTAATACTGGAGAATCATAAAAAACTCTCTGGGGATTAGTAAATAGATATCCATAAAGTTTTTCTTCCTGAAGAACTTCTCTAACATCAGAAATAATTGTTTCTCCAGATTTTAACAGAACTAATTTTAAAGTCATAATTTTAAAAATTATTGTGTGTATATTTTAGCAAAAAAATGGGGGAGTGTCAACTGGATTTTGCCAGTTGCTCCCCTGCGGCGACGATATTCAATACTATTTATCACTCACGCTTTCTTTTAAAAGAACATACTTTTTTACCTGGTGCCATTTTATAATCAACTGTTTTACCATAGCAATTTTCTTTAGGTTTAACATATGCATCAGTTGCACCAAAATCTCCTACCTTTTCATCAAGTATCTGTAGAAACTCCTGAAACGATCTCATAAACTTTCTTTTTCTGATGTTCTGGAATAACTCTATTTAGTTTAATAGTGAGTAATCCATCAACAAAAGAAACATCTTTAACTTCTACATCGTCAGATAAAGTCCAGGTACGAGTAAATGCTCTTTTAGCAAGTCCTTGATGTAGATATTCATCATAAGAATCTTCAACTTTTTTTGCGTCAACAAAAAGTTTATTCCATTCTGTAGTAACTTCAATCTCTTCTCGTTTAAATCCAGCAAGAGCAATTTCTAATCTAAAAGTAATACTATCTTCCTTTACAAGATTGTACGGTGGATAATTTGTATGCGTTTCAAACGCACTATCAAATCTTCTAAACCACTCATCCAATCCAATACTATTTCTTTGAATATCAGCAAGATACTTTGCAGTTTCTGGTACTGAGAGTGTAAGCGAACTTGTTCCAAACATAGTAGACCTCCTTAAAGCGTCTGTAAATTAATAATGTCCCCGAAGGCAACATCATTATTATATATTCAGAACATAAAAAATGAGGAGTGTTGTTCTCCCCACCTTTTTATTCGGTTTCTTCTTCTGTACGTTTTTTCTTAGAACCAATATTGTACTTGGTCTCCAAAATCCAATCTCCTTTGTCCTTATAGGCAAGGACTTTGATTTGATTAAGTGGAGCAATATCAGCAATCTTAGAAACATCGACGATTTCTACCAAACCCCAATCAGCAATCAATTGGGCAATACGATTACGACGCTGAACATCGTTTACCGTAAGATTTGCATGTTTACCATCAAGAGCAAACAGTTCTTTAAAATGCACAAGATAATACCTACCTTGCTTGTGCAGAATATGACAAGATTGATAGATTTTCTTTTCCTTGCGTGATGCAACTCCGATACGGGTCAAAGTCTCACGAACTTTCAGAAAGTCATCAGGTTCATTGAGAATCACTTCAACCATTTGGTCGGGCGTCCACTTTACTTCAGGTTCTTGAACGACACTCATTTTGTTCCTCCAGTTTCAAATTTCGATTTAATAAATGTTAGTTGTTCTTTAGTAAGAATCCTCAAAGCTTGTTTTGCCTTTTCATTACTATATCCATAATAACGTTTGACATAATCAAGGTCTTTGATTTTATCTTGACGGAGCCAGGGAGAAAATCTCTTCTTTTTCCTCAGACTATTTATAAAAAAGTCATATTGCATCTTTTTTGGAAGGAAATGATATTGATTCATTTCATTCGCAAACATCAAACAATCAATATGTCCCGAAAGACAACGATTGATAATATATGGAGCATATTCCTTCTCAAGCGAAGGATCTTCATCAATCAGATGCTGCTTCGTCTGATTGATCGAGTTTAACCAGTCCTTCAATTCCATAATTAAAAAGCAAGAGTTCTTTACGTTGTTTTTGCTCACGCATATATTCACCCACAGAACGCATCGTATAAGTCAAATCAAACTCAGCAGCATTCCAATTTTTAAAACGATCTTTAACAAGTTGATCAGAGTTATAACTAATCAATTGATCCATATCGTTAGCATCACAATCAGCAGCAAACTTATCGTGATCAAATCCTTTGTGCATTGATCCTTTACGCCCATAGAGATTGTCCTTAATGTCATAAGGAGGATCGAGATACATAAAAGCACCTTTATTTCCATCCATCAGATAATCATAGGAATAGTTAGTTATACGCCACTTTTCAATTATCTTAGAATACCCAGACAACTTTTCAATCCCCCGCAAGCTAAAGTTGGAGTTAGATGCTTGTTCTGAAAATGAAGAACTTTCTGTGAGACCACTAAAAGAACATTTATTAACAACATAGAAAGCCACAGCACGATCGAAATTTGACACAGTTTGGTCATTAATCCGCTCCTTTGATTGTAGAAAAAGTTTTCTTGCTAAATCTGGAGTATTATTTGCCGTCTTTAAATCTTTAAGTTCACTTTTTAAATCATACCCAAAGATTTGAAGTTGTTGCCAAAAATTTACAAGAGGTTCATACAAATCATTCACCCAAATATCTAGGTTGGGATATTTCTTAGTGATATAAATTGCAACGCTTCCGCCACCAAGAAATGGTTCTCGGAACTCATCATAGTTGCGAAGATCGGGAAAGTAAGGTCCCATCTTTTCACAAGCACGGGATTTACCACCTGGGTAGCGTAACGGAGTCTTAAAAGATTTCATTACAAAATTACCTCCATCATATTCAAAAGTTGACCAGCATCAATTTGTTTTTCTGTTGGAACAATATTGGTTGCAATCATTCTATAATCATCACTTTCAAGTTTAAATGTGGCTCCAGCACCATCACATTCAACTCGTGAATATACAGTATCCCAATCAGTATATGCAATAGACATATTTTTAGTATCTACAAGAAGCATATATTCAAATGTTTTTTGAATATCTTCTTTTTTTAATTCTTTCTTTTTCTTTTTTCCTGGGCGTTTGTTGATTAAAACAAGACGCTTACAACTTTTGTTCACATTAAAAAGACCTAAAGATCCTTTCATTTCATAAAAAGTTCCAGAATCGTCTATAAAATCTCTACCATCTTCATAATCTCCAACATAGTTTAACTGCCCATCACTCCATTTTGCAAAGGATTTTTCTTGCAAATAAGTTCGGAAAGTTTTAAAAGCATTAGATTTCATTTGTGATGTATTTGTAGCATTAACACATCCAAAGAATTCTTCAAGATTGATGCGAAAAAAATCAATTTTCATAATTAGGTTTGTTATACTTTAGGTATTCAAAAAAAGTAAGTTTCATTTCTTTTTGAGTCATTCCACAATGCTTTGCTGCTTGTGGAAGATTCATTTTAGAATAAAAGAGTGCTTCATTTGCCTCCTTTACATTTTCTGGAGTTGTTTTAACTGGAATATCCCTTAGATTTTTATAACTCATTTAAACTCACACTCACACATTATCTCTGTTAATGCTGCTAGGAGATTAATTTCTTGATCAGCAACGAACGCAATTTGGTATTGGTACTTAGCAATAACAAGAACGGCAGCAGGGATAGTTTGGGGTGAAAGGCAAGTATAGCAGGCGTCATAAATCCTGCGAAGAATGACAGTAGAATCGTTGTCCAAGTTGGCGACCACCCACTTTCTGACTTCAGGAAAGTTTTTATCTTTGAGATGATTAATAAGATCATTTACGGCAACGTCAGAGAAAGATGCAAGAATACCACTATCTATTTCACCGCCAACAGAGTATCTCTGACATTCATTAAGAACTCTGCGCCAATCTGGAAAATGCTTATTAATCAGTTCGGCAAGGACTTTCGGATCATATCTGATGCCTTCTGCATCCAAGATGTCTTGTAGACGCTTGAAAAAGGATCCTGCCAACTGGGTTTTTTCCTTTCCTCTGATTCCAAACTCAACAACGGCGCATCGAGAATGGAGGGGTTCGATAATTTTGTTTTTATAGTTACAGGTAAAGATAAACCGACAGTTGTTATAAAACGTCTCAATATTAGCCCGCAGTAAGAGTTGAACATCTGCGGTTGTGTTATCACTCTCATCCACAATGATGACTTTATGCTTACCAGTTCCTTGAAGTGAGACGGTCGAAGCAAAGTTCTTTGCCTGGTTCCGTACAGTATCGAGGAAACGTCCTTCGTCTGATCCGTTAATGACATAATAATCTACTCCAAGTTCTTCGCATAATGCTTTTGCTACTGTCGTTTTACCTACTCCAGGGGGTCCAGCAAGAAGAAGGTTTGGTATTTCTCCCTTCTCAACAAAATCCAAAAATGTTTTTTTAATACCATCAGGAAGAATACAATCCTCAATTTTACGGGGACGATATTTTTCAACAAACAAGAAATTTTCACTCATTAATAAACCTCATTTAATACATTCCAAATACTTCGTTGGTTTTTACCCATAATATCAGCAATCTTTCTTTGAGACAATCCTTGCTCTGAAAGATTTTTAATTTTTTGTTTGACTTCATCCTCCATTTGAACTATTGCCTTTCTTGGATTTGATCTTCCAATTTGAGACCTTCTTGTATTTTCTGAACGAGGCAACCATCTCAAGTTTTCAACTTTGTTGTTGGTTTTGTTCTCATCAATATGGTCTATACACCAATCTCTACCTTTTGGTCTTGGTTCCCCCCAACATTCTACCACAAGTTGATGAAGTCGTTTTTCACGAACTACAACATATCCATCTCTTTTATCAACTCTTCCAATAGGTTTTACATTTAGAATTTTACCACAAGGACTCACATAAATGTCTGGATAAGTTTTTGATTGTTTGTATGTAATTCCGTTTAATTTCATTAGAAGAGCAATAACTATTATTATTTATAACCAAACGACATTTGGTGTAGTTTGGAATAATCACTCCACATAATGATAAATTGGTTGTTTGTATCTCCTCAACATATTAATTGCTGCTTTTGCTTGCATAAGTTCTGGAAATCTTTTAGGTGAGTGAAGGACATACTCTTCTTGAGCAACACTGTATTTTTGAATAAGATAGTAAGTAGTCATCTCATCAAAATCAAAGCACTCTACAATTCGGTAATCATAAACTTTCATAATCAAATCCAATCAGGTTTACGAGAAGGCATACGAAGATAGTTCTCCGCAACCCAAGGTTTGGAAGCAATATACATTTTGTATGCAGTGAATGTATCAATGCTTTCATCAAGTTTGTATTCGTCAGGCATAGCACGAACGAATGGAGTCACATCAGTAATCTTTCCTTTGGGGAAAAGATAATATGCTGCAAGAAGAGTATTATAGCATGAATGGATCTTACCATAACGAATTGCATACTCATCACATAGATTCATTCCATGCTTAATCAACCAGTAGGCATTATGAATGGACTCTGCTGCCCATTTTGTGCAAGGATGATTGCGAAAGGCACCCTTTTCAGTTGCATAGGTTGTACCGTCTGCTTTAGGAAGAGTGCCATAGTTGTGATACCAGTTAGATGCCACAATAGAAAGCATTTGACAACACTCCAAAGGCATCTTAACAATATGTTTATCTGGTAAACAAATTGCAGATTCAGCAGGAAATTGGTTAGTTACAAAAATGTTCATTCAAATGTTGAATCGGGTTCCAGAGCAATATAATACTTCAAATTGTACTTGGTATTGCTAAACTGTGACAAAAGTTTTTCTGACACAACCACGTCATATGCACCAGGAATGATTTTGATATTCTCAACCTTAAAGTTGAAGGTGAATTCCTTATCAGTTTCACCAACCACAATCGAGTATTCGTTGGAAGTATCGTTCTTCTTATCACGAACAACCAAACGAATCACACCTGCTTCTCCAACTGCAGAAAAGTCAGGAAGTTGATAAACTGCTGCTGCCTTGACCAATTTTTCAAGAGAAGCACTCTCTAGTTGGAAACAAACATCTTTAGAAGGAAGTTGAATTTCTTTTTCTGGAGGAGAGATGATTACATTAGGATCGGCATAGAAATACTTAACCCTACGCTTACCTTCACGAATTGTGATATAAGAATCATTAGTAAAATCCAATTCAGGATCTTGATGAAGACTTAAACCATTCAGAAATTGATTCAGGTCATAAATTGCAAAGTTGCGGGGAAACTCTTCGTTGATATCTGCTTCGGCAAGGATATTCTTTGCCACAGAAATGGTACGGAGTTTGTTACCTTGCTTGACCAGAATCGAATTGTTAATTCCAGCAAAATTCTTGAGAATAGTCAGAGAATTGTCAGAGAGTTTCATAATTTGATTTTTAAGTTTCACTTGTTGTCAACGAGATTGAGATGATTAATCAAAAGAATAGTATAGTGCAAAACCTTGAACAAGTCAGCACGAGGAGTTCCTTTGGTATCATAACGATCAGTATACTTAGTGATGTTTCCAGCACAAAATCCTTCACGACGATTGTGTTTGATTTTATCCAGGGTTTGTTCTGTTCCACCACCAGTTCTATCAACATAATGTTGACTATAAGTACCAGCAATATATTCTTCAAGTTGTTTCAGGATTTTGTCTTCGTTGTATTTCCAGAAACCATTAACATTTGTGTTTTCGGGCATAGTAATATTATAAGAATTTAAAGAGAAACTATCTGGTGATGGATTAGGATTTCCAATAAAACTAACTCCATCATCATTCCAATAATCCTGGGATGTATTCCAATCATACATTCCCCCAGGAAGATGGGAACCAGAAAATGAAATAGTATCAGATCCAGTTCCACCAAGAATAGTAGTATTTGCAGTAGAAATATAATCTGAATAATTGGTTTCTAAGTTTTCAGACATAATTTTTCATAGTAAAGGTCAAAAAAAGAGGGGGCACATTTACCTCCCTCAATTATATCAAATATAGGGAGGATAGTCAACTTTCTCAGGTGCCTCTTCGATAGGCATTTTGAAATCGGCATCCACTTTATCATAGAGTTCCAAGAACGATTGCTTGGTCTCATCATCAAAACGATTAATGCACACTTGAATCGCCTTTGCCTTATCGTTGAAGATGCTGTAGGCACGGATAATGTGAACCAAACGGCGGGTGCTGATGATTTCCTCAATACCACCATCGTAGAAGGTCTTGCGGATGATGTCTGCCCAGTCCACCAGACGTTTGCAGAAGTCACGGTCTTCCACACCCAGATCCAGAGCGATGCCTTCCAGGATCTTTTGCTCAGTAGCAGGAGCAGGATAGGATTGCTCAAAGGTCACAGGAAAGCGTTCCAGGAATGCTTCGTTAAGCACGTTGGTGCCGATAAAACGCCCATCATCAGAACCTTTACCTTTGGTGTTGGCGGTGGCAAACACGTTGAAACCAGCAGCAGGTTTTACAAAGCGACCAATCTTTTTCAGGAAGACACCCTTACCTTCCAGAACAGATTGCAAACACAGAATCTTATTGGAAGCAAGGTCAATCTCATCAAGGAGGAGAATTGCACCACGCTCTAAAGCCTCAATCACAGGACCATTATGCCAAACGGTTTCTCCATTTACCAAACGGAAACCACCGATTAGATCATCCTCATCAGTTTCAATTGTAATGTTTACGCGAATCAGTTCACGCTTAAGTTGAGCACATGCTTGCTCAATACTGAGCGTTTTACCATTACCCGAAAGACCCGTAACAAACGTAGGATAAAAGATAGTGGACTGAATAATTTTTTTAATATCGTTAAAATTGCCAAACTTGACGAAGGTATCATCTTTATCGGGAATAAGGTTTTGTTCCACGGCAGGAAGAGCAGCAGGTGCTTGATAAGTACGTTCAATTTGCTCTACTTTTTCTTGAGTCACTTCCAAATTCCAACGTCCACGATCAGTTTTAAAAGATTCCAAACGACGAGTTACAGTTTGATAATTCATGCTGCGGGAAGCGCAGTATCCACGAATATCCCCAGCACTCAGCTCGGAACCGAACAGAGATTGGAGATCAGAGATCAGTTGGTCATCAGTCACAGAAATTTTACGAGGCATAATGTAGTTAGGTGGTTTTGTCTTGAACTCTCATAGTATAGCAACAAAAAAGGGGGCAGGTAAGTGCCCCCTGTGACAGTTTGAAAAGTGGTTCAGGCAACCAATTCCATAAACTCTCCAAGAATTTTTTTGTTCATTTTCTTGGACTTCAGACTCTTCACAACAGCAGATTTGATTTGTGCTTTAGAAGCATCCTCAGAAACCTCAAACTCAGTATCTTGAGAAAGGGCAGTTGCAGAAAGACCAAAATAAGAATGATAACCAGACTTCTTGATGGTAAATGCTTTTTCTTTTCTCCAAGTAGACATTACTTTATCATGTTCTGGACCATAATATCCACAATAACGGCGAATAAAATTACCAGCATCACGGGACTCAAGAACACGAATACCAATAAAGTTAATATCAGCAAACTTGTCCCTCAAATTCCGAAGAAAAACATCAGTCATTTGATACCATTCACATTCCAAAGAATAAGTGCTTCCAGTCTTACGATCACGTAAGAAAGAATTTGGACCAATATGAGAAGTTCCCAGAAAAGGTCCATCTTCCCAACGACGATTTATTTCACGATGATATTTAATACCACATGCTTCACCATCAGTTAAAATCACACATTGAACTTTTTGCAGTTTATTCTCTTTCTGAAACTTAGGCAAAATTTGGTGAAGTGAAATTAGTGCCTCATTCAGAGGGGTTCCCGAAAGAGAAAGACCCAAAGGAATAGGATATGAAGAATAGCAATTGCGCCCAAAAGAATAAGCAAGGCGGAAAATGTTATTCATCTGTTCTTCCAAAGTCTTACCATTTACCTGATTGGTCAGCAGATTCATCATAGAAAACCATTCACCAACTTGAATCAATCCATCTTTCTTTTCATAGGCAAGTTGACGAAGATTTGCTTTACCATCTTCATCATACTTTACAAGAGGATAGTCGGTTGTAAAAGCATAAACTTCGAACGGAATCGCAACCTTCTTACAGAACCACACAAGATTAAAAAGTTGCTTAACAGTATCTAACATTACTTCACCCATAGAACCAGACCAATCCAAAACAAACACCAGACCATGATTCTTACCATTCGCAAGAGTGGTAACTTTCTTAAAAAGGTCTTCATTATACTTGTAAGTATGAAGTTTAGAACAATCCAGAACACCCGTGCGAGCAGTTGTGGCACGAGCATAACTATCTGCTGCCTTACGACATTCAAATTCCTTTACCAGATAGTTAACTTCTTTTTGTGCAGAACGCTTGAATTCTACAAACTGCTTATCCACTTCACCAAAGATGTCTTCATACTTATACTCACGTTCTTTAATAAAGGTATTCCATGTTTCTTTACAACCAGAATGAATCTGATCATTTGAAACAATCACTTTTTTCAAATCAAGTTTAGGAAGTTCCAAATAAACATTTTCAGGACCACTATTATTAAGAAGTTCTTTAAGTGCTTCTTCCAGAGATTCCATCGTCTTCACTTCAGGTTCTTCATTCTTTTCACCACCCATTTCAGGGGTGGTTTTACCCATTTCTGGGGTGGATTCGTTTGAGGCAGAACCTTCAGAACCATCAGACTGAGGTTGATCATTATCACCTTGCTGTTGGTCAGTAAAGTCAGAAGCGGGTTGATTGTTAGCACCACTCTGTTGGGACTCAAGATTATCCAAAGAAATATTGGTTTCTTTTTCTTTCCTTTTCTTACAATACTTATAGAGTGCTTCGGCAGCAATCAAAACATCTGCAAAGGTTTCGCTATCGGCAATCAGATTGACAATCTCAGTTTCTTCACCACACTCAATTGGAACTTCGGTGTAGTTACCAATCTTAAAATAAAGATTGGCACGGTCGGCAAGATTATAAGTTTCCAGATTATCATCTTTGATTTGGAAGAAATCGTCATCAGCAAGTTCCTTGTAACCGTTAAAGAAGGTCTTTGCAAGACCAGCATAACGACGCTTCATCAGTTTTTCGATGCGAGCATCTTCTACCACATTCACAAACTGGGGAGGAACCTTTGTATTTGCAGTCCAGTCTTCATCGGGTGTATAAAGGGCATGTCCAACTTCATGCCCCACCAAAAGGTCGTATACGGTGTTGCTTGCTTTTTCCCACATAGGAAGCGTAAGCACACGGGTATGAACGTTAAAGCAGGCAGTTTCTACTTTTTTGTGCTCAACCACAAGGTCTTCGGTGGCAAGCAATTTTGCGAGTTGGGACTTGATTTCGTGGCGGACGGTCATAGGTTTGATTCGTATGGAACCATCATACAAAAAAAGAGGGCGATGAAACCCTCTTATGTGCCAGTTTGAAAAGTGGATCAATCCTCTTTTCTTTTAAGAGTTCTATATCCACCTGCTCTAGTTCTATTTGCTCTCAATCCACCAGGTCTTTCATTAGGAACCTCTCCTTGACCACGAGGACGACGGCGAGCAGCAATAGTATTTTTCCATTTTGGATCTTTATGTGGTTCTTCTCCAGCATCCATAGCGTTTATAACATTATGAATTGTATGTCCTCTACTAAGATGAGAATCTGCTGCCTGATCGTTACGACCAACTCCAGGTTCTCTTCTTCTTAACATATAGTTTGCACCATGATACCCACTTTTTCTCTCTGCTTTTTTGCGGGGAGTGCTTCCAGAAGGAAGTATATCATTTGGTCCATATTTTTTTTCATCAAGAACTTCTTCAACAATACTCTCTCTCCACTCTTCACTCATATTTGCCATAATAGCGATTGCTGCATCATTTGTATCAGCATAACCTTCGGCAACTAGGTATTCTAGTAGATAATCAAACAGGTCAGTTTCTTCTTCAAGTCCTTTTGATGCAACGTGACCTGCAATTTTAGCAGCACCAGATGCTCCCTTACTAACTTCCTTAGCAACTCCACCAATTTTTCCCGCTGCTTTACTAATTGTTTTTCCAGTTTCACGAGCAGCATTCATAAATTTTTTTCTTCTTTCCACATCAGCAGCAGCTTTTGTTTGAGCAGCTTCAATTCCCCCCTTAACAGCACCAGCAATACGATCTAATACTCCTGGTTTTTTAGGTTGTTTCTTTGCAGCAGCAGCAACGGCAGATTGTCTTTGAAGAGATGCTTTTAAACCCGATGGTTTTGATTCGGATGTTTTATTTTCCGATTCTTGTCTTGCTTCTTTTTGGGCACGAAGTCTTTTTAATGATGCTGCTTTTGGTTTTCCTTGAATTGCTTTTCCTGAAGCAAGTTTAGGTTCAATTTTTGTTCCACCTGCTCTTGCTTCAGTCAAATAATAATTTTCAGAAATATCATAAACAAACTCAGCAAACTCTTCTACACCAAGATCTTCAATTAAAATATCAACTCCTTCCTCATTAAGACCCATTTCGTAAAAATATTGAGCAGCAATTTCTACTTCTTCTTTTCTTACAACTCCCTTCATTTTAGGAAGTTTTTTTGTTGGTTTAGAATTGGGAGAGTCTGGATAATCCTTATCCCATTTATCATACGTATCAGTTAGTCTTGGACCTGTGCCAGTTTCCTGCTCATAAATTTCATTATAAGCTTCCCAAAGACTGATAATTTCTTGATCTCTCATTTTTTTAAACTTTTTTAGTTATTTATATTTGCAGTTAGTTTTCATCCGCATGGGGATTTGCTTTTCTATCAGTTCTAACGGTTTTTCTATATTTTTCAACCGATGTAGATAATCTATCAAAATCTAATTTAGCTTGAGATGCTGTTCTTTGTGCCCCAGCATCTGTAGCAGCACTTCTATTTTTCAATTGTTCCAACCTATCTTTAAATTCTTGAGATCTGCTTTCAATTTGAAATTCTTGAAAGGTTTTCATATCTATGGTTTTTAGATATTTATAAAATAAGAAGCGCCCCGTGAGAGGCGCTTCTTGAGTGCTTGGCGTCGTGCCTTTGCTTGTCGGAGTGCTTGCGGTTTAAGTTTCCGCTTCTGCTCCTTTTTGGAATGGTGTTGCCAGTTTGGAGTGTTCATCGTAGGTTACGGCCCAGTCTATGACCGTGCGAATTTGTTGATTGTAGAACCATACAGATTTTAGCATATCGGCATCCACTCCGTGGGTTTCCATCTGAACTATCAGGGAATTCAGATCTTTGGGAAAGCAAGTGCCACCAAATCCACGATCATTATCAAACCCAGGAACTTGTGTATGGGAATTACCAATACGACTATCCGAAGTTACACCAGAGCAAACAGTTTCATAATTCATTCCAACTGCTTCACAAAGATCATACATTTTATTAAAGTATGCTACTTTGCAGGCAAGAAAACTATTTGCAAAATATTTAATTGCTTCACTTTCATCAGAACTAGTTATAACACTTGGAATTTCTGGAAAAATAGTTTGAAAAAAATTAACAAATTGTTGGCAAAGATTTTTATTTCCACCAACAACATTTCTTTCAGAATTTCTAAAATCTTCAACGGCATTCCTGGCAGTTAAAAATTCTGGATTATGAATCACTTTATAATTTTTAGAGTATCTTTTAGTTGTTCCAATCGGAACAGTAGACTTGATGATGAAAATACCATCTACATGTTTTGGGAGATCTTTAAAAAAAGTATCCAAAATAGAAAGGTTACACTCTCCAGTACTTTTCATCGGAGTTGGAAGACATACAAAAATAAATGCCTGTTTCAAAACTTCATCCAAAGTATTAAAAGATTTGTTTTTATCTACATCAAAAACTTTGCAAGTTACCTTGTCTCTTAAATTTTGATATACTGCATTTCCAACAAATCCATTTCCAATAATTCCAATCATACGCTAATCCTACTAAATCCTTTTACTTTATCAAATTTTATCACATTTTCAAATTTATCTTCAAGTCCAGTCTTATGAGAAATTACAAATATATTAGCATCCTTAATCACATAACGAATGATTTTTAGAAACTCTTCAGTTCCAAATCCATCAAGAGATGAATCAAATACTTCATCCATAATTAAAAGATTTGTATTCACAGAATTCTTCACTCTTGCAACTTCTCTCCAAGTAAAAAGAAGTGACAAATCAACTCTCATTTTTTCACCTTCACTAAAAGAACTATAAGAGAAGTTCTCATGAATAGGTGATTTTACAGTTTCGTTAAACTCCTCATCTAAATGAAAATTGATGTAAAAATCCATCATTTGAAGATAACGATTTACCTGTTGATTGATGAAGGGAAGATATTTTTTGATAATTTTGGTTTTTACACCATCATCTTTGAGAAGAGAATACGCAAAATCATAATGAACGATCTCTTCTTTTTTAGTTCCCAAATCCTCAAAGACTTTTTGAAGATTGGTTTGAAACTCTTCTAACTTTTCGTGCTCGGTATTCTTATTTTCAAGTTGTTCGGTAAGTGTTTGAATTTCACTTTCCAAATCTCTAATCTGACGTTGATTAGAAGAAATCCTCGCATTATTTTGAGAGATTTCATTATTGAGTTTCGTAATCTCTTTAGATAGAGAAATAAATTGACGCTCTCTCTCTTCTTCCAGTTTTATGGTTTCCTCAAGGTCTTTATAACCTTTTTGAAGTTCCTTTGCACTATTTTGAGCGTCAGCAATTCTATTTAACCGAAACTCTTCTTCAATTCTTTGAGTGCAGGTAGGACAAACCGTATTTTCTGTGAAGAACTTGTGCTCTTTAGTAATAGTAGATACTTTTTGAGAGATTTTACCTTTGAGATTTCCCAACTTTCTCAGTTTATCAGTCGCACCAATAAGTTCTTCTTGATCTTTTTGATGACCCTTAAGACTATATCCTATAGCATCATTATCTGCCTCATAATTGTCAATTTCGGTATTTAACTTGGCAATCTTTTGTTTGTTAGCACTAATATTATCCTTTCCACGATTTTCAAGTTCTTCAATAAACCTTTGTTGCATTTTCATCTTTTCTTTAAGAGTTTCCTTTTTAAGTTCAAGAGATTTAACTTGATCTTTCTTTTCACGAATTTTATCTTTAATAAGATTATTCATCGCAGAAAAAATACGAATATCCAACAAATCCTCAATAACTTCACGCCGATTTGACGTAGTTAATTGCATAAAAGGTACAAAAGTGCTAGAACCTAAAATTACAATTTGAGTAAAAGATTTGTAATTGACCTTTAAAATATTTTCTTCTAAGATTTTTTGATTTGCACGATCATCTGCTTCTTTATGAAGTTGTTTTCCATTTATTTCAATATCAAAAATACTAGGTTTAATACCACGTCTAACCAAATAATTTCGATTGTTTATAGAAAATTCAATTTCCACAAGACAATCTTTTTCATTAGTAGTATTTAAAAGTTGTGGTTTTGTAATTTTACGAAATGGTTTATTAAAAAGAACAAACGTAAGTGCATCCAAAATAGTTGATTTTCCAGCACCATTTATTCCAATAATTAAATTGGTGTTATGTTTTTCAAAATCAACTTCTGTAAATTGATTTCCAGTACTTAAAAGATTTTTCCAACGAATTTTTTTAAATATAATCATTTTTTGGTTTTATCAAAAGTTATTATTTTTTGGAGGAATTACAATATCATTTGGAGTGATCACAGCATATTTGTAGTTGTAATATTTGCAGGTTTTTATAGCAAGTTCATCATCAACTTCAATAACATCCATTTCTTGATCTTCTTGATCTTCGAGCATTAAAGCATAACGAGTTGCATCATCTTCTTCTTCAAAAAGAAATAAAACTTTATGCCCGTGCTGATCTTGGACTGCATAAGCACCTTCATCTTTTTTATCTTTAAGAGTGAGAAGAAACATTTTACTCTACTTCGCAAGCTTGCTGATATAAATCTTGAAAAATTCCTTTAATGATTGTTTTATCAAATTTAAATTCAGATTCGTCAATATACCTATTTAAAATTGAAATCGTACTTTCTTCTTCATCAATTACAAAATCTCCATTTTCAATAATATCAAAATTTTCTACAATTTTTAATTCTTGAATTTTGGATGAATAAAGTTTATCTACAAACTTTTCAAAATCTTTAATTTTTGTTTTTTTACGAACAATAATTTTTACAATTTTATTTTCATACTCTCTAGCATCGAATGTTTGATAAGGAGTATCTTCATAATAAATGTTATAAAATAATTTATATGGATTATTAATTGGCGTGTGAGTAAGGGTTTCCGTATCAAAAATATGAAAACCACGTGTATCATTTACATCCGTCCAGTACATTTCATAAGGATTACCAAGATAGAAAATGTATCCATTATCAGAACGAGTGTGATAATGGCCAGAAAATACCTTTGTGAAGTTTGAAAAAATATTTGAATCCAGTCCATGATCCTCCATAATAAGATTTTTATTTACATAAAATCCTTGAAGTTCTAAATGCCCAAATGCAACTTTTGCCTTTGACTTTTTAATTACATTCATGGTTTCATCATGATTTTCACTACAAATCCATGGAATAAAAGTCATATCAATTCCACCAACTTTTGTATTTGTTGGAGAACTATAAGTTTTAATATTTGAATAGGTCTTTAAAAGCAAATCTGGAGAATTTACATGATTACTATTTTTGTAATAACAATCATGATTCCCAACGATCATATGAACATCATACTTGCGGAGAGGTTCAAATACAACACGCTTTGCCCATTCCAAACTTTGATAATCAATTGACTTTCGACTATCAAAAGCATCGCCCATATGAATGACTGCTTCTACCCCATGCTCTTCAAGGGCAGGAAAGAAAACATTCTTATAGAAAAGTTCAAAGTGATCGTGAAGATGCTTTGAACCTTTTTTAGCACCATAATGCGTGTCGGTGATGATAGCAATTTTCATCGATTGTTATTACGATACTGGATGTTGTCCTTCATCGTATTATAGTCCGAATTGCTGCTAGAAAGCAAGCCATCGTCAATTGTCATGACCTCATCAAAACCAGTCCTTTCAATAATTTTAGTTTTGATTTCAAGTTGTCTTTTTTCTTTTTGTATTCTTCTTAAAAAAGCATAATGAATAATCTGAGTAAAATATGCAAAAGGATTTTGAGATTTTTCTGGATTAAAATTATGAATATACTGCACACAATTTTCAATACCATCAGAGATCATATCATCCCTAAACATATAATTCACAAAATTTGGTTTATATGATAAATGAGTGGCAATCTTCAAAAAACACTCTCCCAGGTAATTTGATATTTGTGGTTTTGGTAATCCATTTTCTTTTGATTTAAGATACTTTGCTCTATAAAGAATAAGTGCTTCTAACAATTCTTTATTATTAACATAATGTTCCGATTTCTTTTTTGCCATAGCATTATTCTACTGATAAAAAAATATTATGTACATTATAGCACTAATATTAAAGACTTGACAATATAACGGAATATGAGTAGAATACCTTTGTTGGGTTTGAAGATAAGGTTTAGATTTCTTTATGGCCTTTAAACATGTTTTCTAAGTTTTTACGAGCTTCATCAACGGATGATAGATATCCCATTTTATCAGATAATTTAACTTCACCACTTATATTTTCTGTTATTGATTTTTCATCATCATCATTTTCAATAAAACTATTGTAACAATTTATTATTACTTGATCATTAACTTCTGTCATCGTAATAATTTTATCCAATTTAATTACAAAAAAGTCATCATGTGGTATTTCCATCCAAGGTTTTATTTTTACCAATTGCTCAGAATGCCTCGTAATGATTTTAATTATTACAGGATTTTGTAAAACAATAATTGGATCTCCATCATTCTCATCAACACAAATTAATGAAAATATTTCTTCACCACTAATTAATTTAATGCTACAATAAAACTCTTCGCCCATTATTCTTTTATTGGTATGTTTACAATATCGTAATTAAAGTTTTCTTCGTTATAGATTTTAATTCTTTCGATTAAATGATTGAGTGTATAATTTTTTCTTGATTTATAACTGATATCATCGGCAATATCATACAAAGTTGCTTTTACTTTGTTTTCGCCTTTTCTAAGTACTCTTCCGATAGATTGGAGATTTCTAATTCTCGATTTCGATGGTGAAGCAAACACAACATTATGTAAGTTACGAATATTGATACCGGTAGAAAAAGTCCCATAAGATGCC